TTTAGGTCCTCAATTGATTTTTTAAACTTATATGTTGTTGTTTCTTCAATTTTCCCTAATTCTCGTTCAGATAAGATTGCTAACTCTTCTGTAGTTGCTTTTGTAAGTTCTAGAACTCTTGCTGCTTGACTACCCTCTGCGGTTACGTTTTGAAATAATGTTGATAGACGAGAAAACTGAAACTTTCCAAACAGTTGCTCAATTGCTCTTGCACGATTAAGAGGGTCAAGTGTATCTAGTGCTTTTGAAAACTCAACAACTGTTGACTTAACATCTCCTTTGTTTGCTTCAACAATTCCCTTAATATTAATTCCAAGCCCAGCGAGCATAGCGCTTGCTTTGGCAGATGGATTAATTAAAGATGCAAGGCCAGACTTAAGGGCGTTAGCACCTTCTGATGCATTAATTCCACCTTCTTTCATTGCTGTTAGGAAGAAAGCAAGGTCTTCTACGTCTCCACCAAGTTGTTTAACAACTGGACCAGCCTTTGGCATTGCAACTGTTAAGTCTTCAATAGAAACGACAGTTTGGTTTTCAACTGCGTTAAGAAAGTCAATCTTTTTAGTCAAGTCTTCTGCAGCAACACCAAATGCATTTGTAATTGATATCGTTGTTTCAAGCGCTGCTGATTGCTCAACTCCGCCAAGAACTGCTAGGCGAGTTGCTTGTGCAACTTGTGCAGTAAGTTCTGATCCAACCTTACCCATTGCTGCAGCATCTGCTGCCATCTGCATTGTATCTGCAACAGCAACGCCATATTTTGTAAACTCTTTTGCCAAAGTTTGAATTTGGCTAAGCATCTCATTTGTCTGCTCTTTTGTTGTAAACATGTCTCCATAAACACGCTTAAACCTAATTGCCTGCTCTTCCATGGTCATAAATGTTTTTGCTGCAGCGCTTCCAAGCATTGCAAGAGGAACTGTGAAACCAACCATCAACTGGCGACCAGCCCACTGAGTATTTTTACCAAAGTTTAAAAGGTTTGTAGATCCTTGTCTTAATAGTTGATTTAAAAGTTGTTGTTTTTGTGCTGCCATGGCTGTTTGGGTGCCAAGATTTTTCATGTCTAAAGTAAGGGGTCTTACAGCAATTGCTTGCATAGCACCATTGGCGCCTCTGCCCATTTTTACATATTGAGTTTGAACGTCTTTTACACGTTCTCTTGCTACCTTGCTTATTGTCTCAAATTCGGACTTGAATAGCCTGCCAAAAGTTTTTGTTGCTGCGCCAGTATATCTAAAATATTCTCTTGAAGTTAGTTTATTTTTTTCTAGTGCATCAGTAAAAGACTCTGTACTTGATTTAACAGTACGCATTGATGCCTGAAATTTACCAGTAGCATTTATACTGTTCATCAAGTTCTGTGCTTGATTTGCTGAAACTGCTGACGCTGCTGCGCCAGACTTTGACATCTGTGAATGGAAGGCTGATATTTGACGCTGCAGAAGTTTTAGACTTGCTAAAGCATCAGACGTATCAATATTTACATTAATATTGGATTGAACATCAGCCATCCATCAACACCTCTTATTTAGTTATTTACAAGATTGCCAAGCAATGATGCATCAGAAAGTCTAATACCTGAAGCCTCTTCGACAATTTTGTATACTGTTGGAAGATCTAGATTTTCTTCTAGCGCTTCCTTGTCATCTGCCAATTCTGGCTTGTATTGTTTCATAGCAATTTGAACACAGTCGATAAGTAAGTCCATTGACTTTTCGTTATCTTCTGCTACCTTTGCGATATCTTCAAACTTCTTCATAAATGGACGAAGTAGAGATATCTTAAGTGGTCTGACCTTGATCTTTGTTCCGTCGATCAATGTTACTGTTTTTTCTTCAGTGGCGGTTGCCATTTATTCCTCCTTATAAGGTTTAGTCAATTATACCATAAAGCAGGCTTATTTTTTACTAATCGTAAACTTCGTAAGTAAGACCATTTCCTATTCCAAAACCAGCCTTGTCAGCAGTTGGACCCTGTAAAGCCAGGATATCGTTACCATCTGTTACTGCACCCTTGCTAAATACTCTGGCTTTCATATCTTCCCATTCATTTCCACTACCAGAATTTTTATCTAAATCTACACCTTGCATAGCAGCAGCAAACTTTTTATCACTATAGTCTAACTCTCTTTTTATTTTAATTGTTGCAGTTAATTCTGCCATAGATAAAGATTCTTCTAATTCGTCATAGTCTTTCCAGATTCCAATTAAAAATGCTTCTGACTCCAATTTGGCCAAATCTAAAGTATCCCAAGATGATCCGCTATCAACTGCTTGGTCTTTAACTGGATCTTCTGACTTTTGATTAATTTTTATTCCTGCTGCAATATCAATAACCTCATATATCGTTGGCAAATCTAAACTATCTTCTAGATCATCAATAGTTTTAATTGATGGACAATATTGTTTCATTGCAATAAGAGCACATTGTGCTAGTATGGATATTGATTGTTCGTCAGTTTTTGCTTGTTTGATAGTTTCAAAAGTTTCTAGAAACTCTCTTAAATACTTGATCTTTAGTGGTGCAGCAATAACTTCTCTGTCATCTACCAATAATATTTTTTTAGTATCATATATTTTTGTTGCCATTATATAAGTATACCAAACAGAAAGGCCCAACCCCGAAGGATTGAGCCTCTCATATTAAGTTGTATTATGCTGATAGTGTGCGGTCTACGATCTTACCGTAAGACGCATTATCATTTGGAAGAAGACGGAATGAAACTTCAAACATTGTTGCTTCATCACGCTTTGCTGATACTGTAACATTCTCAATTGAGAGTGCACGGTATGCAACGTAAATTCTTTCCTTTGGATCTAGAGAAGAACCAGAACCTGGTCCTACTGCTACCAGACCACGCTCTAGTGGAACGTCTCCGATATCTCCAGCAGACATCTTGAGTTGTGAAACTCCTGATGCTGATGTTAGATCTGTGTCATTTCCTGCAATTGCTACTAGAAGATTTTCTAGTGTTGCCTCTGCAAAAGATGTATTTAGATTAACTGTCATACCTTGCTTGAATAAACGAGCAACGTCGAGAAGTTGATCTACTGCTACATCACCAAAGTCTGGCTGGAACGCTAGTTCTAGACCATTAGATGTGTATCCGATATTTGTGTAGTCAGCGTTTGCTGGACTTGTAGACAAAGTATCCTTGTATGATGTTGCGGATGCTGTGAAGGCTGGAAGGTCTGTTGCTGCTTGAGCATCAGTGATCTTACCGTCAGAGTCATATCCGATTGGGCCTGCATCATGCGTAAATAGTGCTGCTGCACCTACGATGATGTTGCTACTTGAACCACGGCTGTATGCCATATATATCACCTCTTTCATTTTATTAAAAGGGGGTTGTTTCCTCGCTCTAATTATACAGGCCGTTTATTATGGAGTTACTGGGTGCCAGTCGTAATCTATGATGATTTTATTCCCCGCATAAGTACGGGCTGTAGCAAAGTCTACGATATCTCTGGTTTCCTCAAGTTGATAGATCTTAAAATTATGAAAGAATATTGGCTTAGATTCTGGAAGCCAAAGTTCTTGATTTTCTGATGCCCACTCATTAAGATCTTTTGCTGAGTCATCACCACTATCAAGAAGATCGCTAACCATTTGTTGTATGTGAACCATCTGCTCTGTTGGCCCCCAGCCTTTCGCTGAGTCTCCAGTAGCATAGAAATAGTAAAGAACCTGCTCACACTTTATGTATGGAAAAGGTGTTCTTCTCATTTTAAACATTCTGTCATATACTCCAAACAGTCCATTTGATTGTGGAAATGTCTGAGTTAGAGAGTCAATATCTGTTGGAAGAGTTGGGAAAAAATATGTTATACCCGAATCAAATCTTTCATCTACTTTTGATCCCAAGTATTTGTTAATTATTGATGGAGGATGATGAATTGTTGCTGTCATTATGCACCAATTCCTGCGTTAGCAATCCAGCGATATCCAGTAGACAGGCCCTTTGTTTTACCCATTTTCTTACCTGCCTGCATATCTTTTTTATATACCTGTGGGTTTTCAAGATACTTTGCAATACCGCTTACCCTTAAAAATGCTTGTGAAAAATATCTATTAAAGAACATATCAAACACTTTTTCAAATCCACCCTCTACTTGCATTCCTCCAGGGTTGTCTACTCTTACTGGACCTTGTGTAAATATGGTTTCTCCTCCATCTTCAAATGCTAGAACCTGTGCAACCTTTGGCCTAATTGTAACGGGAATGCCATATTCCATAATTCTTGCTTTATCGTAAAATGGAGTGCGTGATCCATCCTTAATCGATGTTGATTGGCTAAACGAAGATCTAAATGAAAGTCCAAGGTTGCTTGTAGTATAGGATATGTCATACAGTCTTGCGCTTGGACTGCCTGTTTGGTTCCATTCATATACGTGATGGAGCATCTCTGGGTTAACTCTTGCGTTTGAGTCTATAAACTCTTTCATTAATTCTACTGTTTCTAATCCTACTGTTTTTAAGAATACAGTCTTTCCTTTTTGCACTCCCTCTAAAAATCCAACAGAGTAGTTAACAATATTATTCATTTCTTTCTTAAACTGATTAGAATTAAATACTGCTCTCATACATCACCTGTTTGATTTTCTGATCTTCTTATCAGTAGATTAAAAGACTCAACTGTTCCAAATGGACCAGTAAATGGTTCGTATGTTGCTATTTCAAAAAGAGTTCCTTTTCCAGATCTAGGACCTGAAGTTTCCATGTAGATTAAATTTCCTTCTTGATCTCTTATGTCCGTAATGAGAATGTTTGTTAATGCATTTTTACTATCAAGTGAAGAAATTCTTAGATCAGATTTTGTTCTTCCTACTAAAATTGAATGCTGAGTTATGTTTACGTTTGGCTTTACCTCTTCCTTAAAAGCAGAACCCCCAGAAGTAAAGTTACAAGCAAAGACTCTATCTAAAACCCACTGCTTTTTTATTGCTCCATACTGACCTTGATCAATGATTGGATGATAAACAGATGCCTGCATTGGGAACATAAAGTCTGGTGTTTCGCAAACTGTCATTATAACACCCCAAGTTTTGTAATAGACTTAGTATACTTTGAAAGTATTTTGTCTACAATTATGTTTCCTGTTCCTTCTAACATGCTCTTATCAAACTGAATTCTAAATTGATCTGTATTGTAAGAAGAAATAAATCTCTTGTAATAATCTAATTTTCCACACTCTATATCATGAACAAGCATTTCTGTTGCTCTAACAATATCTGATGGAACTGCTGTATATCCATGCTCAACAGTTACTAAGTAATCCCATGTCTTTCCAAACCCTCTGTACACAAACTGTGGGTCCAAGGAGTCTGATGCTGCTGCTGGTAAAACTAGTGGAGAAGATTCTGCACGATTAATGTTATCAGAAGACTTTTCAATAATCGCTGTCTTGTCTGATGATACTTCGTATTGTCTATCTTCTACTAACTTGTTGTTTTCATATACCGCTAAAACTTTCTTTACGTCATCCCAGATTGGCAAATAGTCTGCTCCAGTTCCCGTAAAATGAAGGACCTTCTTCTTGTAGTAAAATCCTTCTATCACTATTGAGTCGATCACTGCTCTTGCAATTTCTTCATTTAAAGCATATGCTGCTATGTCTGATGCTGTTGTTGCCTTTGTTGATGGTTCTACATAAGGTCTTACGACTTCATATGTTTCATCTTTAAGAATTGTTTCTCCGACTGCCCCAAAATTTTTAATAATTTCAACTCTATAGGATGAATCGTAATTTCCTGGCAAAGTTATATCAAGAATGTTTCCTGCTACCTTATTTAAAAAGGTTAATGTTGATACTGAAAGATCCGCCATATCGGTTATGTTAGCAGTTATTGTTGATGAGGTAGTTCCCGCAGGGACTACAAAATTAACAGATATATCTACATATGGCGAAACTCTCAATATCTCCATTTTTAATTATCCAAAAGCCTTCTGAACTTCTTCTGGTGAAGCAATGCGAACATGCCCACGAGTTAGCCACTTATCTGCTTGTGCTTTTGTAACAATATTGTATCCCTTAGAAAGTGAACCAACCTCTTCCCAACGAATGCTCTTTGTTGAGTGAAGTGCTACCTTTTCTGAAAGATCTACTGACTGTGTTATTACAGCCTTTGGACCGTCTGCTGCCATTGATCCGATAGCGCCTGTTTCTGTAAATCCTAGTGCTTGAACTGGCTCTTCTGCTGCAGGTGCTTCGACTACTGCCTCGACAACTGGTGCTTCTACAACTGGCTCTGCTACTGGCTCTGCTACTGGCTCTGCTGGGGCCTCTACCACTGGGGCTTCGACATGGTCATGCTCTTCTGCTGAAAACGGATTGTTATAATCATTATTTTCCATTGTATCCTCCTTGTTTGTATTATATCATTAAAGTATTAAGGGGGACAGGAGAGTGAACTCCCGCCCCCCATTAAAGGTACTGTTTACAGATTATGCATCTGCAGCAGCGTCAGCGAATGCGATTGCATCCTCTTCTTCCCAGTTGATACCGAAGCGAACGAATACAGTGTATTCAATTGTATCCTTCTTCGCTACGTACTCACGGTTTACAGTGATGTCTCTCTGGAATCCCCATACACGGTTTGCAGGGAATGTCAAATCGATATAGCCTGCTGGGTAGTAAGGAACTTCCTGAACTTCAATTCCGAGAACACGAGTTGTACGTGCTCCACCAAATGTCTGTCCGATACCATCAAGGTATGACTGGCGGTTTGCCTGGGTTGATCCTGGCATCTGGCCTGAGAATGCTTCTGCAACTGCATCAGCGAGTGTACCGTTATTCTTAACGATTCCGCCGAATGCATCTGTACCTGCGTAGAACTTAAGATTGTTCTTAAGTGCACGGTACTTACGTGGCATTGCATTGATGATGCCCTGCATTACATCAGGTGTCCAAGCATTATCTGCTACGGTTACTACTGACTCATGTGCATCGTTGTTTGTCTTTACCTTGTTGATAAAGCCTGGCATGATTGACAAGAATGAACCTGTCGCTCCGTCACCATTGATAGCGAGATCTTCGATATCATTTGCAAATGCGTTGGTCATCAAGCGTACCAAGTGATCTTCTAGAGCGTCACCTTCTACACCATCTTCCAATGATTCTGCTGTTACTTCCCAATCAAGACGAATCTTCTTGGTAGTAAGTTCGACCTTAGAGAATGTTGCACCTGTGTTTGTGTATGTACCAATTGCTTGCGCTGCTGCACGAATTACACGCTCACCGACGTTTACCTTCTCAAGTTCCATTGAATTAGCCTTCATTGTTACACGACGGCCATCCTTTGCTAATACTGTTGCATCCCAAACATAGTCGATAAAACGACGTGCCTGCTCAGGGCGCAAAATTCCAGAAGCCGCTGAACCACTAGGGTTAACAGCGTTTGCTCCGCTTGTAGTTCCAAGAGTTGCTGTTGGAATGTTACCCAGTGTGTCTGCTCCTGGGGTTGATACTCCACCAATTCCACCTGATGCGAAAGCACCTTGACCCTGGTAAAGTCCTGGTGCTGTTGCACCTAGATCTCCTGCAGCGCCTGGCTGGTTTTTGATTATTTCTTCTGACATATTGTCACCTCCTAGTGATTTGTTCATTTGAATAGATCGGCTGTTTTGAGGAAACTACCGCCCCATAGGGATTTTTCAACCATTTCAGGCTGAGACTGTAAGATATCGCCGATATCTCCAGACTTTCGGAATGCGGTGTCTGCTTCCACAGCGTCTACTCGTTTTCCAAATTCATTAAACTCACTTGATACTGCTGCAATATCTTTTGCAACTGCTGCAAATGAATCTTTTACTGTTTCAACATCTACCTTTGAAGACTTAAGAAGTTCTACTTCTGCTTGCAAAGATTTTACTGTTGATAATAGATCGCTAAAGGCTGATGTTAGATTATTCTTGATTTCTGTAATTGCTTCTACAACTACATCATCTGACTTAGATACATCTGCGTCTGTGTCTGCTACCTTTTCAACTGATTCTGCAACTGGTGCATCTTCAGTGTTTTCTACAACTGCTTCGTCTGACTTGACAACATCTGCTGTCTCTGTCTCTTCTGCCTTTGCAACTTCTTTGGTAACTTCTTCAACCACGGCATCTGCCTCTGGAGCGACCACAACATCTTCAACTACATCTGTCTTTTCAACTTGTGTTTTTGATTTTGTCATAGGTTGTACCTCCTTGTTAATCTTAGAAGTATTAATGCCTTTAGCACTATCAACTAAGAATTTTATCATGTCTATCTTTTCGTTATCTGTTTTTTCAACGAAACCTATATTTGCCATTTGCTCACCAGTAGTTGGACTTAACTCTGATTCATTTTCTGAAACCATAACAATGCCTGATTCCTTATCATAAAAAACATTTTCTAAAACTGTTTCATCACCTTTAATAACATCTACTCCATCAACCTTTTCAACAGATACAATGTTTGCAAACTGATTTGCTGGGGAATCTACAAGACTCAACTCAATCAAATCGTATTGTTTAATAATTCTAATTGCTTTATCTGACTTTTCGTCAAACCCATCATCCCACTTGTTCATGCGTCCACCAATAGAAAAACCAGTTAGTGTTCCATCTAGAACCTTTTCCCAAGTATCTTGTGCACCCTTTGAAACATATGCTGATACAAATACTCCGTTATAAAACTTCTTTGATTCTGGATCAAAATATTTATCTGCTTTGAATGAGACCATCTTGCCTACTGCTAGTGGCTGATGCATTTCTCTGATGTTCCCTCGGAATTTTGCAAAGGCATCCATTGATGCTTCTGCTGTTACAATATCATCTTGTTTGTCAAGGTTATCTAAAGATGCAAAACCAGAAACGACTCGTCGC